CAAGGGAAATATTAACCAGAACGAAGTCATTGAAAGAAGCTAGTGCTGCTCGCCGACGGTTTGGAGACAAATTTAGATTAGAGTTAAAAGAATCTAAAATGGGTGAAGTACATGATGCTATCATGTCTAAATTCCCTGATAAACACGATGTTGAAATTCAAGACCCTGAAATTCATACCCACAGTAATTACAATCAATCTCTCAAGAGGGAAGAAAAAAGAAAATATGTAGTATATCCAGTTACTTTTTACGAAAAACCAAAGACATCAACTGGCTGGCGACAGCCACGTCAAACAACTGTACATCACCCTATTGGTGACCACACAGATGTAAGAATGGGATTACCTAAAAGACTTGGTGGCGACATCATCAGAGTTACGTAATGGTTCTGATTTGCCGCTGCGCGAATTCGCGCCGCCTAAATAAAAGATGATTAGTTTACCGGACAGTATACGTGAATTATTAGAAATATTTTCCTTTAGAGGCTCTGATGACCTTCGGCCTGCTGGCGCAGTAGTAGAATACACGCCAGAAATGATTGCGGAATATATAAAATGTAGTAAAGACCCTATATATTTTATACGACATTATATCACTGTAGTGCACCCAGATAGAGGTGCGGTTCTCATGGATTTATATCCATTTCAAGAAGACATGGTTAAATGCTACCATGAGAACAAGCGCGTGATATTTATGACTCCGCGGCAGTATGGCAAGACTTCGGTCTCTGCTGCATATTTTGTTTGGTTTATATTGTTTAATGATAATAAATCTGTTGCTATATTGGCCAACAAACAATCTACGGCAGATGAAATTATGCAACGCGTTAGATTTGCATATTCTAACTTGCCTAAATGGATGCAGCAAGGAGTGAGTTCTTGGAATAAAAGGTCTATTGAATTAGAGAATGGGAGTAAGATATTCGGCGCCGCCACTTCTTCCAGCGGCATTCGAGGAAAATCAATTCAGTTACTGTATCTTGACGAATATGGATTTGTTCCTAATAATATAGCGGACGAGTTCTTCACTTCGGTTTATCCAACAATCATTGCTGGCGAAAATACTAAGGTATATATAACTAGCACGCCGAACGGTTACAATCACTTTCAGAAGATGTGGAGAGAAGCAGAAACTGGGAAAAACGGATTTTCTTTCCTGCGTGTTCATTGGTACGATATGCCAGGCAGAACACAAGAATGGTATAATAAACAAATAGAGGTATTAGGTGAACTAAAGGCATCTCAAGAGCTTTCCTGTGAATTCTTGGGCTCTAGCATGACATTATTGTCTGGTTCTACTTTGGCGAGATTAACACACGATATACCTATTAAAGAATATACTGATCAGTATAAGGGATTACAGGTATATCAGGAACCACAAAAGGACAGATTATATTCGATGTCGGTTGATGTATCGAGAGGCAGACATTTAGACTATTCTGCTTTTATTATTTTTGACATTACATCATATCCACATCGAATTGTAGCAAAATATAGAAACAACGAAATACCTCCTCTTTTATATGCATCATTACTACAGAAAGTGGGTTCAACATATAATGATGCATACATATTGATAGAAATAAATGACATCGGCGGGCAAGTAGCAGATATTCTGTGGAATGAACTGGAATATGAAAACATGCATTGGACAAAATCGGGCACTGAACTTGGCAAACAAGGTACTGACCCATATCCAGGTGTTAGAACAACTAAGAAAACAAAACGAATTGGATGCGCAAATTTAAAGGATATGATTGACAACAATCAATTGATTGTAAATGATTATGATTTTATTCATGAACTAAGCACGTTTATTCAATCCAACAATGGGTCGTATGAAGCAGACAAAGGATTTCATGATGATGTGGTGATGTGCGGAATAATGCATGCATGGCTTGTGTCTCAACGGTTCTTCAATGAATTGACTGATAGTGACTTAAGACATTCGATGCATAGCAATCACGTGAAAGAATTAGAAGACCAAATTTGTATGACAGGATTCTATAATGATGGAGTAGAAGATGCTATACTCAATGATAACAGGAATGAGTATTATTCGTGGGACGGCTATCGATAAATAACTAATGACTTTACTAGGAATTTAACTATGTATACAGCAACACCAGAACAACACAAAAAAACAATGGCAACGTTTTCCAAATCTCAACAGACATTAAAAACACTTGAGAAAATGAAAAAAAGAGAGCAAGATGACAATAAAACTAGAAATTTTAAATTTATTGCTAAATTAAAAACACATGATAATGTAAAACAAAAGCCTTATGTATCATCTGGTAAAGACGGGTGGCATGTATTAGACGGCAAAGGCAAAACATTGAAGTCTTTTTCAAAGACAAAAGAAGGCAGATTATCTGCACAGATGTATCTTAAGCAACACTTTTCAAAACTTAGCAAACATAATGAGGGTACAGAAATAAATGAATCTCCTTTCATCGTGACCCATGACCCATCTACATATAGGTTTTTAGTGCATAAACCCGGTAAAGATGCAGTGAAATCTTTTTCATATACTGATGCGGAAGATAAAGATTCAGTTAGACAGTCTGCTGAAAAACATGCAAATTCATTAAAAGAGTCAATTATTGCAACATTTGAAACTTGGTTAATCGAGTCTGCTACATTAGATAATGATAGTAGAGGTAAGCTACATGAGATTCTTGTCGCAGCGCATTTAAACAGGCTGATACACGGCAATCTGACCCATGCCGACCACTTTAGAGATGAAAAGGGCAGAACACCAGAAGAAGCACACAATAATTTGGTAAAAGGACTGTCAGATGCTTCATATCAAGAAGCACATTCACATGCGGTTCAAGCAGCGGAAGAAATTCATACTCATATAAAAGCAAATCATCCAGAGCTTTTAGCAAACAAAGAGCATCATGTAAAAGTATCTTGGACGTCATTAAAATCAGACCACGAAAAATTGACAGGTAAGAAAGATGAATCTCATTCTGGTGGGGCGGATATAATGTTGTCTAGTCACGATGCAACCGGTAACCTTCATCATGCAGTAGGATACTCATTGAAGATTGCAGATAATAAAATTACTACCGGGCAAACAGGTTCTAAAACAACCGAACAAGTAATGGGTATGCCAATAGGCTCATTGACTAAACACGACACCAATCATAGATTAGAAGTAAGTAATATATTAAAAAAACACGGGCATGATGCTGATTCTATGTCAGAACATCAGAAACATGTTGCATTTAAATTATCGAGAGATAATACAAATCCAGCCGGCAGAAAAATGGCAGATGAAATAAGAGCATCTGCTTATAAACATGCCGCAAATAAAGTTAAAGAAATCAAAGAACATCTTGGTTCACTATCAGATTCTGAGCAAAAAAATAGAATCACTGAGTTTGTAGCACCATCGCATGCGTTTCCTACATATCAAGTAGCTACTTCGCCAAAGTCTAAAACAACTAAAATAAAAAACGAAAGAGAAGATATAACAAATAGATATAATGCGGCTGGTAAACTATCGTATACGCAATCAGAAGGAAATGGGAATTCTCTTTTAGTTAAGAACAGTGAAGGAAAGACATTACATAGGATTGAGATAAGAGCTAAAAGACCTATCGGACATTCAGAAATCTTGGTAAAATAGCATGAAACTAAAAGAAGCTAAAATAAGATTTGGTTCAATTGAAGAAACGGCATAAATGTTAAAGTTCAAAGCATACATACTAGAAACATATGATAATCAATTGTTAGAATCTATAACAGCTGATACTGAAAAAGTAAAAACACATTTATCGCATGTAGAAGATTTAGGGCACGAATTGGGGCACGCTGGTACTGAACATGCCATAGGAGCATTACAATCCGCCGCACAACATATAGAACATGGTAAACACAATCCATCATTCACTTCGAAGGTAGATGGTGGAATATCTGTTGTAGCAGGCAAACATCCTATTAATGGAAAGCAATGTGTTGCATATAAGAGTGCATTAAATAAAGTAGGCGCCGATAATGAACATACTGCTAAAATATGTTATTCTCATGCTGATATTGATAAATATCATTCAGATAAACCATATGTAGCAGAACCATTACATCATGCATTAGACCATGCACATAAGGTATTACCAAAAGAAGGTCTTCATCAAGGTGATGTGCTATTCACAAGTAAAACGAAAAAAGAAGAGGGTGATAAAGTAGGATTCGAGCCAAATACTATTAAATATAGTGCTAAGAAATCCTCGGCGGAAGGAAAAAAGATATTAAAGGCACGATTCGGCGCGGCATGGCACACTAGCTATTCTATGGTAAATGGTAAACTAACAGCTAAACCAATCGAACACGATACTCTAACAAGTCACGATGATTCATACAATTTGTCCACGTCAAATGATACATCCAAAGCTCATTTTTCAGAGTCAGATAAAGCAGAAGTAAATGGCCACATAGAAGCTGCAAAGAAAATTCATCAAGAAAATGGGGTTAATATGCATAATGCGGTACATGGGGTAGGTAAACATGTTAGCACATATATTAATCAAACCGTTCGGCACAATGAACCTCCTTCTACAGAAGGATTAAAGTCTCATATCATAGCAAATGGGAAAAAAGAATTTGAATCCGTCAAATCAGAAAAGGCAAAAGCGAGAAAAGTAGCCAAAACACAACAGATACACAATCATATAGAAAATAATTCTGCTCACTTTGATAATTATTTCAAGCTGCATAAACATCTTCAACAAGCTAAAGACACATTAGTTAAAACATTAGATAATGCAGACCATCCATTAGAACATACTATTAATGGTAAGAAATCACACCCAGAAGGATACATCTTTCATCATAATGATTATCCTGTCAAATTAGTAGCTCGCAATGAATTTAGCAAAGCAAATTTTGAAAAAGTTAGAGATTGAATAAATGATTCAAATAAAACAATTATTCGAAGAAGCAGAAGAAGCAGAAAAAACAGAGGTTCTAGCCTATGGTAGGGCGCAGCCACCAACTTTTGGACATGCTAAAATGATAGATGCTGCGCTGAAAGAACCTGGGAAGAAACGTATATACGTTTCTCATTCTCAGGATAACAAAAAGAATCCACTTTCAGCAGATGAAAAGCTCGATATACTTCATAAAATGTATCCAAATCATAAACAAGTCTTTCGAAAATCAACTAAGGAAGAACCTACTATATTTCATGCTGCTGCGAGGATGCACAGAGAAGGTGTAAAACATTTAGTTGTAGTTGCTGGTGAAGATAGAGTAGCAGAATTTCAAGACAAATTGAATTTTTATAACGGAAAATTTGACAAAAACGGAAATGGATTTAACTTCAAATCAATAACAGTAAAATCAGCAGGTGCAAGAGACCCTGATGCTGAAGGTGTAGAGGGTATGTCAGCGTCAAAGATGAGAGATGCAGCAATAAAAGGAGATAAAAAATCATTTTATGCTGGATTACATACCAACTTGACAGATAAAGATAAAGATGATTTGATGACTACGATAAAAGACAGACTTTCAGTCAAAAATGAATCTTTCAAAATTGGAGATTGTGTTACTAATGGTTTAATAGAAGGCGAAATACTTCAACTTCATCCAAAATATGCTATCATAATATCAGATGGTATAGAACATAGATTGTGGACAGAAGACCTAACTATTAGCACTAGTGGTATTAAAAGAGACCAATTGTATAAAGATGCATTAATATTTAAGGGATATAAAACTAAGAATTTTAATCGTCAATTGGCGGAAGACTTCAAGGAAATCTCAAAAACACACGAAGATTCATATGCAGTATTATCGTGTTTAAAGGCATTCGATTATATACTTGGAGTCAATGATGTCACGATTCAAGAGGAATATTCTACTGTTAGAATTCAAATAGAACGTCTTCGACGATATGCAAAAAAGATTGAGTGTCCTTATCTAGTAGAAAAGGTAATATCAACAGTAGAAGAAGAATTATTAAAATATTCAATATTAGAAGGTATTAAATTCTTAACTACTGACAGGATTATGATAGCTAGAGTTGTTGCGATGGTAGCTGGTATTACAACAACTAATGCCGACCCTACAAATACAATAAATAATGCTATAATCAAATTGAGAACAGCACAACTTACTCCGCCTGGGTGGCAGATAGTAGGCAGATTAATGAAAGTAGTAGATTCTGCTGGTATACCATGGAACAAAAATACATTTTCAAATTCACAATTACGAATGATGGGACTATTAAAATGAACTTCAAACAACTATTATCAACAAAACTACTCGGTTCATTAAAAGAATCTGCTCCTGCACGAGCATCTGACATTGTTACTATTAATAAACCGGGCAATTCTCTTCATGGCAAGAAAGGGAGAGTATTTTACAGACATCCGGATGGTAGAGTCAATGTGCAAGTTGGGGATGGGAAAAATATAAAGGCCAATCTGACATTAAAGAAAGATGAATTCAACGAATCATTTGACTTGAAAGCCGAATTAGATGCAGCAGAAGAATATGCAAATAAAAAATTAAAGGATAAAAGAAAATTACCAGTAGATACTGATGATTCTTGGTCTAGTAGCAAACACACTCAAGTAACAGATAAGTCATTTGCTGATACTAAACCAGTCGGGAGAAGACATATTGGTACGTATGGTACATCATATAATCCATCTGATGATGAAGAAAACCCAGTTAAAGCAACTAAAGATACATCAGGTGCTCCTAAGAAAAGGGGCAGGCCAGTTGGTGCACTTGGTATAGCAAAAACTGGGTTGAATAAATCAAGTGCTGGAGATTCGAGCAAGAATCTAGCTCAGTTACTTGGAATCAAACTCGATAGAAAATTAATGGGCAAAAAACCAACTATTAGACACAAGTTAAGCGATGTTGATACATCTGGCATCAAAGTAGAAAACACAGACCTCTATGAAATGTCATACATGCCAAGCAATCGAGCATTATCATTAGTTGACAAATATTCGCTGGGGCTAGACCCGTCTAACCCAGAACACCAGAAGACCATTGCAGGCAGAATAAGGAAAGCATTGAATCTTTCGAGAGTAGTTGTTATGGGGCATGATAAGATTGCGCACGAATAATGAGCACACTTAAAGAATTAAAAGAAGGCAAGACAGCAAGAGCAGCAGCATTAGCTGCTTTGATCTCCGCAGGGGGGATGTTTGCAGCAACAGATGTTGATAAAAGACCGGTAGATGATACTGGACAAAGATATGTAATACCATATCGTGCGCCGGTGACAAAGCCTATTGGTGTTACTACAATAAATGGAAAGCCGCACCATATTTATTGGCCCGGCGGTATAGCCTATCCAGCAAATGAAACAAATAAATAACATTATCGATAAGGAGAAATAAAATGAGTCAATGGTCATACACAAAAAAACCCAATTGGGTTGGGGATGGTAAAGATGCATATAATGGTGCTAATGTTGTTCCTACATTAAAAGGATGGGAATATCAACCTACTGGAGAAGTGCTAGTAGCAATAAGTTCATTAAACGTAAAGAATTCTGATGTAATAACTGTACCTACATTCACCGCGCTCGCTACATATTCTGGTACATCTACTATGGTGACAGGAGATGTACTGACAGTAACGTTGACTGCAAGTGAACCTGTAAAGGTGGACGGCACCCCAGCAATATCGCTCGTTGTCGGGGGTAATAATAGAGAATTAGTATTTAATCCTACATTATCGACCAGCACATCTTTGGTGTTTGAATATACCATTGTAGCAGGTGATTCTGCAATAGCGGGGCAAGTAACAATCGGAGCATCTACTGCTGGTGGTTCTGTTTATGATATAATTCAAGGCGGTGCGCTTATTGCAGCATCAGTGACATTTGTTGCACCGGATACTTCAACATCGACAGTTAACTAAGGATAATTTATGGCAGACACAAAAGTTAGTCAATTAACTCCTGCAAGCACTTTAAATCTTACAGA